GTCCGTTCTATACGGCATACCATAAGCATTGAAGTATCCAAGTACACTCATTCCTGATGAGTTTTCAGATATCATGCTCTTTTTGACGTTTAGTTTGTGGTTAAAGTAGTGTCTAGCTGCTTCAGCCATCATCGTCAAAAATGCTGGTCCGTAAATTCGCGCTACCATCTGTAATAGTTTGATGAGAGAGTCGTCTCCTTGTACTCTTCTCCAAAATCCTTTAGCGTTGGTGTTGATACCTAACGAACTTAAAATCGTTAAAATAACAATATCATTGCCAAATGAGTCCATCAGCTGTGTCTGAAAATATCCAGACCCAAACCCTGAGTAGTTCCACTTCCATAATGTATTATCAGGTAGTAGAATTGGTGTGTGTTTAATTGAATAACACATCCATTCCCATAAGTTTTCGATGCTGCGTGCTCCGTGCGATGGTTTCGCATTAGGATAGATTGAAGTTGATTCGTATCGAGTGAAGTCAAAATAACTTCTCCAGATCTTGTGAACCTCGTCAATAAGTTCAAAGCTTAGCCTCTTGTCCCATTGAGACCAGTCCACACCAATAATTGTATTAGCATGTCCGTCTTTGTGGATCTCTGAGGTAAGTCGCTTCCATCCTCCTTTCATAATCTCTCTTCCCCATAAAAGACATCCTGTGTCTGTGTTGAGATACGTAGCCTGTAATGGCCATAAAAACATAAGTTCAGCTTGTAATAAAAGCTTCGGCGCTCCAAAAACTGCTCTAATCTTATCGTCCTCATTTTGGGCAACAACGTGTGCTCTTGCATGTAATGTGTTCCAGTAGTAAGGGATCGGAGTTCCATCTTGTTTCCAAAACTTTGGTAATCCATTCTTTATCATATGGATAAGTCCTCTGTTGTATTGATAGATCTCGTTGTACAGGTTGTGAAATGATCTAAGTGTATTACCGATCAGTCCCAATGTCTGCTTTTGCTTCAAGTAATCGTTAACCGTGATGCGATGTCCAATCAAGTAGTCTGGGATAGGTATCTGTTCGGATCCTAGCTTCGGCGTTTCCGTCTCGGCGTCCAGGTCTCTTCCTGTTGGTTTGAATGATCGCTTGTCTAGATTCCAGGGTGCTTCAGCGCTTGGTTGAAGATGCCAGGTATAATACCTTGTATCCGGGTAAGAAACTGGGTGAACTTTCCTTTTTGGTTGGTAATCCAGTCTAACCTTTTCAATCGCGTCGTAGAAGTGTTGGTACCTTGGGATGATATGCTCTGGTAATTCAAATGATTTGAAATCATTGATCAGTGCTTCATCTGTAGAATCTGACCTTCTGTTGGTCTTGACTTGTGCAATTTCCTCTTCACTATAGTACTTGTACATCTTTGCTAAGATGAATCGTCGTCTAAACTCTACTCCTTGTTGTAAACCAATCGTTTGTGTGATTGATGAGTATTTTACTGTCGTTCGGGATAAACCCTGATCTTCAGTTGTGAGTTGTGTGAGATTTGTGTTCATAGTTCAAACTTATTAGTTCTCAACCTTGAGTTTCGTTTTGATATTCGGAATTCGGTCTATCAAAATCGTTCGTAAAGTGTCGCGTAATCAGAACAAGCTACTAAAATTGACTTCCAATCAATTATTGCTTATAGTTCTGAA